CCATCCGCAATGGACGCCCTGCTCGCACTCCTCACCGCCATCCTCGGCGAAGATCACGCCCTCGTCGTCGCCCTGTCCGACGCCGAGCCGACCACCGATGTCGTCTACGACGGCGCCACCGAAGACGAACTGGCCTCCATCGCCGCGTTCGGCAACGTCGACGACGACACCATCGACCAGGTCATGTCGGCGCTCCGCGACGCAGCCAAGGACGACAGTGTCGACACTGACACGATCACCCAGGCTGCCGACGCTTACAGGGGCCTGTCGTACATCCAGGATGTGCGCGCTGAGGCTGCTGAGCTGGAAGCTGCGGCCCGTGAGGAAGCCCTCGCAGCGTTCGACACCGACGACGACGACACCTCGGACGATGCGGACGCCGACGACGTGCCCGCCGACAGCGCCGCCGAGACGGCCCCCGAACCGGAGACTGTGACGGCATCCCGTCCCCGCATCGGGAACGTCGCCCCCCGAGTCCCCAAGCCGATCGCCCCGATCCCCGCCACCGTCGAACAGATCGCCGCGTCGGCCGACAAGATCGCCCTCCGACTCGTCGACGGCATCGGCGGCCAGTTCGCCCGAGGCCAGGAAGCCGACCTCGACACGCTCGTCCAAGCGCTGCCCTCCAAGTACGCCCAGTTCGGCGGGAAGCCGTCCGGGTACGAGCAGCACACCGTCGCCTCCGCTTCGTGGATCGACCGGTACCCCGCCGAGCAGCGCCTCGGCCGCGACGCCGGAACGAACGACGCTGTCATCCAGGCGGCCGTCGGGAACCTGTCGACGATCGGCGCCGCTGACGGTGCGCTCACCGCTGCGATCTGCGCTCCGCCCGAACCGGTGTACGACATCCCCACCCTCGGCACCGAGGAACGACCGGTCAAGGATTTCTTGCCGTCGTTCGGCGCGACTCGTGGCGGGATCGTCTACCGGCGTGGCCTGTCCCTCACCGGGGCTGGCACGATCGGAGCGAACTCGTCGGGTGTCACCGCCAACTGGGTCGACGGCGACGCCAACAAGTTCGTGCTGGCGGTCGCCTGCCCGTCCACCGTCACCACCTCCGTCGAAGCGTTCGTCGCACGCGCCGAAGTGTCGAACATGCAAGGCCAGTTCGACCCGGAGTCCGTCGCCGCCGCTCTCCGCCTGCAGATGGTCCTCTGGGCACGGGGCGCCGAGACCAGCCTCCTCGACACGATCGACGCGAACTCGTCGCCGATCGGCGCCGACAACTCGACGGTCATCGGGTTCGGACGGCTGCTCCTCCAAAGGTTCAACATCCTCGCCACCACCCTCCGCTCCCGTCAGCGGATGGCGAAGGACGCCACCCTCGACCTGATGCTCCCCTCCTGGGTCATCAACGCCTACCAGGACGACATCTCGTGGGAGTCGCCCGGCGACGGCCTCGAAACTCAGGAGCAGGCCGCAGCCGACCTCGAACGGCGTCTCGCCGCCCGAAACATCCGAGTCGGCTGGTTCCTCGATCAGCAGCTCATGCAGACGCAGGCCGCTTCGGTGCCGGCTCTCGCCGGTTACCCGCAGCAGGTCACCGGCTACATGTTCGAGCCGGGCGCCCACCTGTTCCTCGATGGCGGCGAACTCAACCTCGGCATCGTCCGCGACTCGACCCTGAACAACACCAACGAATACCAGACGTTCATGGAGACGTTCGAGGCGGTCGCCTACCGGGGCGTCGAGTCGTGGTCGTTGGAGATCAACGTGTGCCCGTCGGGTTCCACGTCGGCTCCGACGGCGATCTCCTGCGCCGAAGCCTCCTGAGGGGTCTAGCAGATGCCCCTGTACGCCAACGTTGCGCCGCCGCCGCGGCGGGCACCCGACAACGGGCTGCTCGTCGTGGCGCAACGTCTCGGTCTCCTCGAAGGGATGTTGGCTGCGTCGGACGGCGACGCGCCGACAGTGACACCGGACATGCCGTCCGGTGTCGTCCCCGACAATGCCACCGGAGGCAACGTCCGACAGTGGCACGAGGTCGGCGGCGTCAACTTTTTGCCCGACCCGTGTTTGGGCGGCGGGACGTACGATCCGTGCGACCCGGACGCTGCCCCTCTCGTCGACGCCTCCGCTTACCCGGCCGGTGTCGAAGTGGCAGGGTTCCCGATCAAGGTGGGAGTGTCGTGCACGGCCGTCGACCCGTACACACGTGACGAAAGTCGCCGTGCCGCCGTTTCCACGTTGAACGTGGCCCAACATCGGATCGCCGCCGACGAATTTTGGAACGGCACCCAAACGCAAGAGGCCGGCTGGCCGAACCCGTATCTCGCCGACGCCGCAACCCCGATCGTCGGGTCGAACCTGTCGACGTGTGGCGCTCTCGCCCGACTCGAGGAGGCGCTGGCCGGCAACGCCGTCGGCGCGGGTCCCACCTTCTACTGTGGCGGCGCCCAAGGTCTCATCCACGCCTCGCCGGCGTTGGCGACCGCATGGTCGAAGGACTATCTGGTGCACCGAGAGGGCGGGCTGCTCGTCACCGCGTTGGGGACGGTCGTCGTCTCCGGGCCCGGTTACAACGGTGTCGGCCCGAACGGGGTGACCCCTGCTGTCGGGTCGTCGTACGCGTACGCCTCCGGCATGGTGTCGGTCCGTCTTTCCGACACGCAACTGTTCGACCGTGCAACGTCGATCGACAAGGCGGGCAACGTCTACGAACAGTGGGCGGAACGCGCCGCGAACATCGCACTCGACAACTGCTGTGTGGTAGCCGTCGAAGTCGACATGACCGAATGCGGCGCCGCCGTATGACCCTGACCCAAGGAGCCTGACCGTGCCCACCTGCCTCGCGTCGTACAACGTGTGCGCGATCCGTCTGACACGTCTGTTCGAGGACGGCGAACCCGACTTCGGGAACGACGCCTACTCGGTCCACGTGCCCATCTCGATCGCGGAAACTCCGAACACCTACGAGGTCCCGGCGATCCAGCAGGCCAACGGCTGCGGCGAACTGTGCGTCGACGTGCCCGCCATCACCACCAACACCGGTTACGCCCTCGTCGTCACCCTGTGCGACAACGACTTCGAGCTGTTCGCCGCTCTGTCGGGCGGGTCGACGATCTCGACTGGCGGGAACGTCATCGGTTACGCCGAGCCGGCTGCCGGGGTGATCCCGTCGCCGTTCTGTGTGGAGACGTGGCAGCAGACCCGGTCGGGCGACAACGTCGGCACGATCTCCGGGGTCCAGCAGTACAAGGTGCGGGTGTGGCCGTATGTCGTGTTTCAGCGTGAGGGTGTCACCCAGGAAAACGCGACGACTCCGCAGGTGTGGAACGGGACGACCGGCGCAAACGACCAGATCGGCGCGACTGGCCCGTACGGCGACTGGCCCGGCCCGGTCAACGGCATCGGCGCCGAGTGGTACTCGTCGACTCTGCCCGCCCCGTTCTGCGGGATGATCGCTCTGGCGAGCTGAGCCCGTGGGAGTCTCGGCGCCTTGCGCCTCGTGGGCGTTCGTCGCCGACGTGTTGTCGGACCGTTGCGGCGACGACGTGTGCGGCGACAGTGCCCTGTCGGACCCGTACGTGTTACAGCAGTCGCTCGACGACGCCTCGTACCTGTTGAACGCGTGGACCGCCTACCAGTTCCAGGGCGGCCAGGACGGCTGCGCAGGTGTCGTCCGGCCGTGCGCCTCGTACGGCCCGGCGCGCAGCGTCCCCGAGTGGACACCGCACGCTGGCGGCTACGCATGGGGAATGTGGCCCACCGGCTACGGCAACACCGTTTCGACTGGGGTGCTCGACACCAACGGGTTCTGCTGCTACGGGAACAGTCAGCCGTTGGCTCGCCGTGGGTGCGGCTGCGGCGGCCCGTCACAAGTCGCCCTCGGCGCCTACCCGGTCACCGCAGTGACCGAAGTGCGAGTGGACGGCAACGTCGTCCCATCCGACGAGTACCGCGTCGACGACCACCGATGGCTGGTACGTCTCCCACCGCCAGGCACGACCGGCCGCCCACACTGGCCGAACTGTCAGCAACTCCAACTTCCTCCCACCGAACCCCGCACATTCCAAGTGTCGTTTTCGTATGGCGGCATCGTCCCCGAGGCGGGGGTGCGTGCCGCCATCGCGCTCGGGTGCGCGATCAACGCCGAGCGGTGCGGCGGTCCGTGTGTCCTCCCTCAGAACACGTCTCAGGTCAACAAGGACGGCGTGTCGATCACGTTGGTCCGCCCAACCGAAGACGTGCTCGACAACATGCCGTTCGCGGTGAGGTCGTTCGTGAACGCGGTGAACCCTTCGGGGTTGCGTCGTCGGCCACGGGTGATGACCCCGGACCTGCCACGCGAGGTTGTGCGCACCACTTGGACCGCACCGTAACCCGGTAGGTGCTACGGTAAACGTATGGTTGTGTTGTGATGGGCGCCGACATTGTCGACTCGACGATGCTCCAAGGTTCCCAGCCGATCCGGTTGCCGCGCAGCCGACACGACCGCCCCGAACGCGAACATTGGGAGTACGCACGCCTCGACTCGATGCGCCGCAACCTCAACCCCGGCGACGTGATCTACGACATCGGCGCCGAAATGGGTGACATGTCCACCCTGTACGGACTGTGGGGATGCCAGGTGGTGCTCGCCGAGCCGAACCCGGCGAGCTGGCCGTGGGCGCGTGCCACATGGGAAGCCAACGATCTTGGCCGTCCGTGGTGCTGGTGGGGGTTCGTGTCCGACAAATGCACCGACGGGCCCGACGGCACCGGACTGTCGGACGGATGGCCGCCACCCGCCAACAACCGATGCGAACCTGAACACGGGTTCGTCACCGAACACGAACGGGGCGCCGAGTGGCCGTCGGTCACCATCGACGCTCTCGCCGACATGGTCGGCCCGCCCGACGCGATCACGGTCGACACCGAATCGTACGAACTTGAGGCGATGGTAGGCGCCGGGCGGGTCCTCGCCGATCATCGGCCGTTGGTGTGGCTGTCGGTGCATCCGCCGTTCCTCGCCGATCGTGGCCTGTCCGACGTGATGGTGCATGGCACGATGGCCGACGCCGGATATGTGGGCACCTTCCTGGCGTCCGACCACGAGGAACATTGGTTGTTTCGGCCCACCGAAACTGTGCTGTGATCCCGGCTGTCTGGTATTCGCTGTTCGGCGATGTTGACGGCCGTTCGCAGTGGGACGGCGGCCGGGGCGTCGTCGGCGACCTTGTCTCCGCCCGTTGCGGGCCGATCCCCGACCTGGTGCAGATGGACAACACAGACCAACGGTTCGCCGCCCGCAACGACCGGACTGTGGTGCTGCTTCCTGGTCAGCACCACGCCGACGCCCGGTCCGTCGAGTGGCTGTGCGAGGACTTGGCACGCTCCGAGCGGGTGGTGCTCATCGTCCACGGCGACGAGGCCAGCCTTTTCCCGTGGCAGCAAGTCGAACATCCCGATTTGACGTTGTGGGTGATGACGCCCCGCCGGTCGGTGCACGGGTCGTGCCCCGACGGGACACGGTTCATAGGCGAAGGCGCCGGGCCTCCCGTCGCTTTACCGGCCGGCGTCAAAGATGTTGACGTGGCGTTCCTCGGCCAATCGACCCACGTCCGCCGCCAAGAGCTGGTGGCTGTGCTGGCACAGATGGACCCGCAGCGAACAGTGTGCGAACCGACCCCCGGTTTTCTGTTGGGGCGTCCACGGTCCGGGTACATGGCGCAGATGGGCCGGGCGAAGGTGGCGCCGTGCCCCGCCGGCGTGGAAAGCGTCGACTCGTTCCGCTTGTATGAGGCGATTGGGGCTGGGTGTGTGCCGGTGGTCGAGCGACACGATCGGCGCGGCGTCGACGAGGGCATGTGGGATCTGTGTTATCCGGGTGGGGTGCCGTTTCCGGTGGTGTCGGATTGGGGCGAGCTGCCGGGGTTGTTGCCGAACCTGTTGGCGGGTCATGCCGAGTTGTCGGCCGAGTGCCGTGAGTGGTGGTCTGGTCGTCGGCGGGCGATGGCCGCCGATCTCACCGCCGACCTAACCCGCCCCTAGTAGGTGCTACGGTACGCCGTATGGCTCTCCGAGAACCAACAGACGCCGCCGAGATCGTGCGCCTCATCGCATCGGGGCACGCCACGTTCGACGACAAGATGCGGGCCGTCCGGTTCGTGACGGCCCGAGTCGTCCTCGTCGCGCTCGTCGCGGTGCCCGTGCTCTTCGTGCTGACGGGGTCGCCTCTGGCGGCCGTGGCTTGCGCTGCGTGTGCGCTGCTCTGCGCACCGGGTCTTGTGGCTGCGGTGTGGATCTCCGTTGGCGGGCACCGTGAGGCGCGCAGGTACAACGATCTCCCACTGTGGCTGCTCAACCAAGCCTTCGCCTTGTTGATCCTGTCCTTGATCATCCTTCCGCTGTGGGCAATGTCGAACGCGTGGAGCCTGTGACTCCCGACGACGACATCACTGTGCTCGTCACCGTCTCCCCGATCCCGTCGCATCCGACCACCACCATCATCGACGACTGCCTGAACACGGTCCGCGCCCGGCTCCCACACGCCCGCATCATCATCTGCGCCGACGGAACCCGCCCCGACCTCGAACACCGAACCGTCGCCTACCAACAGCACCTCGACACGGTAGGCGGCTACGACCACGTCGAACTGGTCCGCTGGGCCGAGTGGCAACACCAGGCTCGCATGGTCCGCCACGCACTCGACAACCTTGTCACCACTCCACTGGTCCTGTTCATGGAGCACGACACGACGTTGCAGGACACGATCGGGTTCGACGCGCTGGTCAACGTCGTGCACTCCGGCGAAGCGAAATGTGTTCGCTTCCACCACGAATCGCAGGTTCTCGCCGAACACGAATGGTTGAACGTTCGCGGCGGCCAAGTCGAGTGGGTGCAAGGCGTCCCACTGATCGCAACCGCCCAGTTCTCGGGCCGCCCCCACCTGGCCGACACCGACTGGTATCGGCGGCTGCTCGGCCCCGACTTCTTTAACCCCGAGTCGCGTACGTTCGTCGAGGACGTGGCACACGGCGCGATCCTCACGGCGTACAAGGACCATGGGCGCGCAGGATGGGACCAGCATCGGCTGTTCATATACGCCGAACCCGACGCCGCCGGGTCGATCCAACGGTCCAACACGGTCGACGGCCGACAAGACGACCCGAAAGCCGACTGCGACATCCTCCCGCTCGAGCCGGCGCCGTGAACGTCGTCTACGTCGGGAACGTCGGACCGGCCGCCCACGCCACCTACACCACCGAAAACCATGTCGCCAAATCGTTGGCCGCGTTGGGTCACACCGTTATTCCGGTGATGGAAGGCGCCGACTGCGGCATCGAGGTACGCCGCCAGCTGCGGGCACAGTCGGTCGACCTTGTCCTCTACACGCGCACCGACGGTCTTCGCTGGGACCACGGCGACGCCATCGACTGTTGGGACATCTGTCGTGGCCGTGGCATCCCCACGGCGTCTCTGCACCTCGACGCGTTCTTTGGACTCGACCGGCGGGGCGTCAAAGTCGATGTCGGGAACGCCTTGTTCGCTGTTGACTATGTGTTCACCGCCGACGGCGACCACCAAACCGATTTCGCTGACCGTGGCATCAACCATCATTGGCTGCCACCTGGGGTGCTGTTCGAGGAGTGCGGGCCGGGCACCCCCCAAGCGCAGTGGGCCGCCGATGTGGCCTGGGTTGGCTCGTCCCGCGGATATCACCGCGAGTGGCCCCGCCGCCCACAACTAGTAGCAGCGTTGGAACAGTCGTACGCCGGTCGGCTGACGCGTGCCGGCGACGGGGTAACAGTCCGAGAGTGGCAACTAAACGATCTGTACGCGTCGACGAAAGTGTCGGCGGGCGATTCGCTGGCCCCGAAACGCGAAGCGAGCCGCTACTGGTCGGATCGTGTCCCCGAAGCGGCGGGACGCGGGTCGGTGCTCGTCCACCCGACGATCGACGCAGCCGTCGACCTGTTCGGAGATTCGGTGGTGTGGTGCGGATGGGATATCGGCGACCAGCTCGCGGCGATCGACGACGTGTTGACGTGGACGCCAACGAAACGGGCCGCGCACATCGCCGCCGCTGTCGCCCACGTGCAAGCGGAGCACACGTACCGGAACCGGTGCAGGACGATGCTCCACACGATCGGCCTGTAAATGTTGGGTGTGTTGTGCCGCGTCGACTCGTCGGGTCTCGCCGTCCAAACACAGTTGATGGTCGACCTGCTGAACCCTGACGTTGTCGTGTTCGTCGATATGGGGTCGGCGAACCGGGGACCCGTCCACCGGCTGAACCATCCGAACAGTATGTGGGCGCCCGGCCAGAACTCGGCGCTGACAGGGCAGACGGTCGCCCGGTTCTTACGTGATTGCGACACGGTGTGGACAGCCGAGTCGGTGTATTGGACTTCGTTGCCTCGCCGTCTGCGCCGCACCCGCATATGTGTGACCGCGAACCCGGAGCTGTGGCGGCCGTCGGGCGAAGCGAACGTCGACGCAGTGTTCCCGACGGTGTGGCACGCCGACGGTCCGGTTGTGCCGCATCCGTTCCCGGCAGGGCGGCCCAACTTTGATCGGGTCGCCGCCGGGAACCTGGCCCGGCAAGGTCCGGCTCGTAGGGTGCTGCATGTCGCGGCGCCGGCCATGCTGGACCGCAACGGCACCGACCCTTTGTTGGCGGCGCTCAGGTTGTATCGGGGGCCGCCGTTTACGTTGGTGGTGGCCGGGGCAGGGCTACCGTCCACGTTCGACGTGCCCCGCCGTGTGGGGGATGTGACGGTGGAACGGTTGGCGCCGGTCGTTGACCATGCCGACATGTATGTGGACGCCGATCTGTATGTGGGTCCGCGTCGGTATGCGGGGTTGCATCTCCCGGCCGGTGAGGCGGCGGCGGCGGGAGTGCCGGTGCTCATGTCGGCTGTCAGCCCGCAGAACAGTTGGGGTGGGGTGGACGCTTCGATCGTGTGTGGCCGCGGCGAGTTCCATGCGATGCGCGGGGGCCGGTTTCGGGTGGCCGTCCCGGACCCGGCGTCGATCGCTGCACGGTTGGCTGCGTACACGTCTGATGATGGGTCGTGTCGTGAGGGGTGGCAGCGTGCGGCGTCGTTGTGGGCGTTCCGTGGCGGCTGGGACCATGTGGCGCCGTCGTGGAACCACTGGCTACGCCGACCGTAGGTGCTACGGTAGGCGGTATGTCAACGACGAGTGTTTCTGGTCCGTCCGCCGACGAGCTTGCCCAGGTGGCGTTGCGGTCCATTCCTGCGCTGCTCGACAAGCACGGCTGGTGCCAGGGCTTCGACCATGACGAGGAGGGCGCGGCGTGTTTGCGTGGCGCCATCGTGGACGTAACCCCGGCCGGTGAGGTGCGGGCGTACGTGTGGGACCGCCTGACCTGCCAGGTCGGCAACATCGTGGACTGGAACGACACGACTGGCCGCACCGTCGACGAGGTGCAGGCGGCATGTGTCGCCGCCGCAGCCGACCTCCGCCCACGTGCCGACCTGCGCCACGCCGACCTTGGGGACGCCTACCTGGCAGGCGTCGACCTGCGGGGCGTCGACCTTGGGGACGCCTACCTGGCAGGCGTCGACCTGCGGGGCGCCAACCTGGCAGGCGTCGACCTCCGAGGCGCCAACCTCGTGGACGCCGACCTGTGGGGCGCCGAACTGGCAGGCGTCGACCTGCGGGGCGCCAACCTGGCGGGCGTTGTTGGGCTGACCGCCGCCCAGCTCGCCGCCGCTCTCAACGTCGACAAGGCGCACAACGTGCCCACGTTCGCCGCCGTCTGATGGCACCGCCACCGCCAGCACGCCCGATGCGCCCCCAACGCATCGAAGCGCTCCGAGCCGCCGCCAAAGTCCACGAAGGCCGCGTGTCAAGCAGCCCGACCGAAGCAACACACGAACGCGCCGCCGTCCTCGCGACCGCCGCAACGTTCGAAGCATGGCTCACCGAACAGTGACCGACACCTACGGCGCCGAATACAAGCAGCGTGTCCTCCACGACGGCCGTGTCGACCCGGAAACAGTGCGGGCGCATCTCGCTCTCCTCCACGAGTCGGGGGTGCCGTTGACACGTGTCGCCGAACTGGCAGGCGTCGATTACTCCGGGTTGCATCGGCTCTACAGCCGTGGCGTGTCCCGCATCACGAGACGTGTCGCCCACGCTGTTCTCGCTGTGGGACCCGACGACGCCATCGACACCGGACGGGTGCCGTTCGCCCGGCTCGAAGCGGCCACCCGACGTTTAGAGGCAAAGGGGTGGACTCGACACCAGATCGCGGTGGCTGTCGGATGGCGGCATTTCCCGTCGGTTTCGCAGCGCGGGGCGAAGCGTGTCACTTTGCGCACATTGAGACTGGTCACGTCTCTCGAGAGCCAGCCGGCGAAAGCGTACGGCCGCACAGTCGTCGACAGGACCGAAGCGGACGCCCAACGCGAACGCGACATGCAACGCAAACGCACATGGCGTGAGGAGACTGGTGTGGCCCGAATCGTCGCAGCACCCGAACCGGGACGGTGGCGTCGACGATCGGCGTGCCGGGACCGTGACCTGACATGGCTGTTCTTCTCGACAAAGATGTGGGATGTGCGCCGAGCGAAAACGATTTGCGAAAGTTGCCCGGTGCGGGCCGAGTGTTTGGAGTGGGTGCTCGCCCAACGAACCGTCGACGATTTCTACGGCACCTGCGCCGGGACCTCCGAACCGGAACGTGTCGAGCTGCGCAAACGGCGGACAGCATGATCGAACGGGAATGCGAGGCGTGTGGCGCCTACTGCACAGGCGACGTATGCGAATGCGATTGGGACACATGCCCCGACGTGTTCGCCACCATTAAGGACGGTGAACATGAACATGGCGAAGGTGAAGGGGTCAGCTAGCCATGTGTGGGCCGAGTGCCCGTGCGGCAAAATCGTTCAGCGGGCCACGTTCAGACTTGGCACGACACCCGACACACGATGCCAAGAATGCATGCCGCCCCGAGGAACGGACCGGTGCGGCGAACAGGTCCGCAGCCCGGCGTGGCGTGGCACCCGACGATGTGTGCTGACCCGCCGCCACAAAGGACGATGCGAATGATCGACCTGGTGGCCACCGAACCGCATTACGCCGCCCATCTGCTCCCCGTCGCCGAAGCGTTGGGTTCCGACCTGGGAACGTTCCATCTGCCCGGACCGAAAGTCGCGGCCCTGGTCGACTATCCGAACCGGTCGACGAACATCCCCGACCGGCACACCGCCCGTCCGTTGCTCGCCGCCGACTATGGGACCATCCAACAGCATCGGTATCGGCCGGTGGTTCTGGCTGAGCACGGCGCAGGCCAGCAGTACCGGTCGCCGAACCCCGCCTATGCGGGCGGTCTGAACCGTGACCATGTGGCCCTGTTCTTGTGTCCGAACGAACACGTCGCCGCCGCGAATCGGCGCACATATCCGGGGACGCCGAGTGTCACTGTCGGTGTTCCGTTGCTCGACGCCCACGCGTATCGGGTGCGGACAGGGTCGACGGTCGTGTTGACGTGGCATTGGGATAACACGATGTGGCCTGAGTCTCGGAGCGCGTTCGACCATTACAAGGGCGGGCTGGGGGATGTGGTGGGCGAGTTGAGGGCTGATGGGTGGACGGTGTTGGGGCATGCCCATCCGCGTGCGTGGGCCAAGCCTCCTAGTGTGGGCGGATGGTATGAGGCGTGGGGGGTGGAGCCTGTGTTCGAGTTTGGTGAGGTGTTGCGTCGGGCTGATGTGTTGGTGTGCGATCAGTCGTCTGCCGCGTTTTTGTCGGCTGCTGTGGGGGTGCGGCAGGTGGTGCTGGACGCCCCGTGGTATGCGGGCGGGTATGCGGCTGGTTTGTTTCCCCGGTTTTCGGTGCCGTTGGGTGTGCGGGTGTCTGGTCCGGGTGGGGTGCGGGATGCTGTTGGTGGGGCGTGGTGTCCGGATGTGTCTGAGGTGGTGCCGTGGGTGGGTGGGTGTGGTGGCCGTGCAGCTGCCGCGATTCGGGCGGTGTTCGCGTGAGACGCAAACCCCGCTACCAGCGCGGAACACGCGAACGCGACCGCCGCAAAGCCAACCCCGAACATCCACTATCCGCCTACGACACAGGCACCGCCCACTGCCCCACCACCAAACGCCAATACGTCACCAAAGCCAAGGCACGCGACACACTCGGCAAAATGGCCCGCAAAAACGGGACAGGCATGGGAGGCCAAAACCGGCTCAACGTCTACAAATGTGCGGAGTGCGGCTGGTTCCACATCGGGCACCGTCCGACTCCCAGACCGTAACGTCGTAGCCGAGTGCTACGGTCAGTGTTGCCCCAGCACCCCTCGTGCCCCGTCCGCTCCCCAGCCGGACGGGGCACGAGCGCGTAACCTGACGGTGTGGCCGACGTGTCCCAACTGATCGCCCAGCTCGAAGCCTCCGCCGCCGACGCGTTCGTGTCGGCGCAAGACGCACTCATCGACGTGCTCGTCGCGGCGGCGCCCCGCAAAACGGGGGTCCTCCAAGAATCGTTTCGTGCGACAATCGGCAGCGGAGGGACGATCATCACGGGAACGGTCGTCAACAACGCCGACTACGCGTCGTATGTTGACGAGGGCACCCCACCCCACGAAATCGAAGGCAACCCGCTCCTCGCGTTCGAAGCGTTCGGGATGACCGTCATCGTCAGGTCGGTGCAGCATCCCGGAACGGACCCGGACCCGTTCTGGACGGACAACATGACCGACGCCCAATGGAGTCTGCTGCTTCAAGAAGCCTTCGACGCGTCAACGTTCTAACCGGCGGAACCTGCATGCTACGGTAGGCGGCTGTGACCACGTTCGTAGGCGACCTCGCCGAGTCTCTGTTGGCGTCGTCGGTGGCTGTTCTCGGCGGCGACGCCCCGACCCGCCGTGTCGTGTCGTGGACAGACGAGTCGGTCACCGCCGCCGACTGTGAGCAAATAATGGTGTCGCTTGGCCGTCTCGCCCGATCGAACTTGACGGCGGGCCGCGGGTCGTCGGTGCCATCCCAACCTCGGGCGCAGCCGTCGCTGCCGGTCGCCGTGTTCCGCGTCCGACTCGATCTGGTCTGCTGGCCGACCCTCACCGCCGAAGGCAACGACCCGACAGCGGCAACGGTCACCGCCGCCGCCTACGAAGCGCTGACCAAAGCGGGGACTCTCTGGTTGGGGATCTCCGAACAGGCGACGTCGGGTGCCCTGTTCGCCGACGTAGCCGACCTGGGCGAAGGGTGCCCACGTGCCGAGGTCACCCAATGGACCTCGACGCCGCCGCAGGGCCGCACCATCTCATCCGTGTTCGACGTGTCCGCCACGATCGTCCGACTGCCCTAAGGGACCCGCATGCCAGCAGAAGAAACCGAGTCGAGCATCGTCGATTACAGGCCCGACGGGACCGTCCGCGTCATGCTGTCGGGGAAGGCCGTCAAGTTGCGTCGGCCGACCGTCGGCGACGTGTGGCGATTCCAGGAAGGGCTGACCGACACGTTCGACGAGTGGCAAGACCTCCAAGACTGCCACCGTGACACGGTCCGCGAGGCTGCCGCTGCTGTCGGTGTCGACATGGACCCCGACCCGCTGGTCGACGCTGTCGGAAAGGTGCTCGGCGGTTGGGCGGTCCTCGCCGCCGAAATGGGCGACGAGCAGGCCGACGAACGCTCCGCGCTGCTCGGCGGTTGGGTCGCCGAAATCGCCGACAGCGACCCGCAAGAGGGAGACCCGCCACCGAAAGAGTGGCGTAAGACGCTACGCGAGCTGAACCGGGCGAACAACCGGCAGGCAATGGGCCTCTGGTTCGGGTTGAACCGTCAGGTGTTCGACGCTCTGTCGACGACGACTCTCCCCGACGACGACGAAGAGCTCGACCCGGCGTTGGGGTCTCAGTCGTTGGTGGTGGCGTTGCTCCGCCATTGGCAGACGGTCCCTTTGCCCTCTGGTCGCTGACCTCCGATGGTGGGGGGCCGAGCGACCGGCCGTGGTTGCCGAAGCCGTTGGATCTGTTCGATCCGGTGTTCCGGGCGATGGGCATGTTGGGCTGGTCTGCGGGCGAGGTGATGGTGATGGATGTGTGGATGGTGGCGTCGTGGCTCGGGTTGGGCCACGACGGCACCAAACACGATCCGGTGATCCGCGGGCAGCGGGGGTTGGTGTTGCCGAAAGACGCCGGCGACCCGCAAGCCGACCCGCAAGCCGCCGCCGATCATGTCAACTCGTTGTCGGGCGACGATCGCCGCGCCGCGTACAGGCAGGCGGCAGACCAGACGTGACCGGGGGCCCGTGGTACGTTTCGGGGGTCGGCCCACGCCCGCCGACCAGGGGAGCACGGCTCCTCTGTTCCACCCGGCCGGGGCCGGTCCGTGGTCCCTTCGGACCGTGCCCCGGCTGCGGTCCCGGTCACAGCCCGTCGAGGGCGTATGCTCGGACTGTGACCTGCGCCCGGATGAGCTGCTGACGTGGCGACTCTCCAAGCCGATCTGGTCCTCGATCTGTCGCAGGCACAATCCGAAATCGAGCAGTTGGCGTCGGATATTGATGCGGCCACTCAGAACGTTGAGGTGACTGTTGATGTTGCGGCGGCTACCGATCAGGTTCAGGCTGACATCGAGTCGTTGGAGGCGTCGCCGATCGACGTGGATGTCGCCGCGAACGTCGACGAAGCCCAAGCCGAAATCGACGGGTTGGAAGCCGAACCGGTCGAGATTCCTGTGGAGGTGCCCGGGCTCGCTGACGCCGAGCAGGAACTGGGAGGGCTAGAGGACTCGTTGACCGGTGTTCAGGGGGCGCTCGCCGGGTTGGGGGGACTCGCAGCAGGCGGGGTGCTCGGCTCGGTCATCTCGGAGTTCGGTGAAGCGGAACGGGTTGGGGCTATCGCCGGTCAGGTGTTCTCGAACGTCGGCGCCGAGGTGGGCGTCACCGCCGAAGGTGTGCAGGCACTGGCGTTGTCAGTGCAGGAATATTCGGGGTTCTCGGATGAGGCGGTCACTCAGGCGGCGCAGGTCGTCGCGTCGTTCCAGAACATCACCAACTCGGCCGACGGGACGACCTCAACGTTCAATGACACTGTTCGGATATCCGCCGATCTTGCTGTCGCGATGGGCCAAGAAATCCCCGGCGCCGCCCGACTGTTGGGCCGTGCGTTGGCGGACCCCGAACGGGCGGCCGACCGTCTGCGGCGTGCCGGGATCGTCCTCAACGACCAGCAGCAGGCGTCGATCGCGTCGTTCGTCGCCCTTGGCGACACAGCATCAGCGCAAGGTGTCATCTTGGACGCTGTCGAAGCAAAATATGGGGGTGTCGCCGAGGCGGCAGGCGGGACGCTCACAGGTGGCGTGGACCGTGCCCGCGAAGCGTTCGGGAACATCATCGAAGTGATAGGTGGTAGCGGCGCGTCGTTCCTCGAACCGCTCATCGCAGGTGTCGCCTCGCTCGCCGAAGGATTCACGGCGCTTGATCCTGGCGTCCAGGCGGCGATCGGTGGCCTTGTCGCTTTGACGTTGGCTGGGGCGACTGCTGCCGGGTCGGCGGTCGCGTTGAAGGCCGCCGTCGGGTCGGAGCTGGTGGCGTCGTTGAAGGCTGCGGCGGTCGAGTTGCGGGCGTTGGCTGCGTCGTCGCAACTGTTCGCCTTGGCGTCGAACCCGGTGGTTGCTGTCGTAGCGTTCGCGGCGATCGGTGCTGGCATCCTCATAGCTTCGGGCCAAGCCGACGAGTTGAAGGCGTCGCTTGTCGGGTTGGGTGGTTCGCTGTCGACGTTGTCGAAGCCGGTCATCCCGGCGTTGGTGGCTGCGTTCGACGGGTTGAACGTGGCGCTCGCCGCGTCGACAGGTGCCGCTGACGCGGTGGCGTCGTTGACCGACGAACTTGCCGGCATTGTGGAGGTTGTGCCTGGGATCGAAGACGGGTCAGGTGTGGTGCAAGGGTTCTTCGAGCTTGCCACCAAGGCTGCGTTGGCGAGCATCCCAGGGTTGGGTAGCGCCCTTCAACTGTTGGACGCGGTCGGCGACCTGACCGGTTTAGGCAACGACCCGGCCAAGGGGATCAGCGACATTGCTGACGCGTCGCTGAAACTGGACCCCGAAGTGATTGCCGCTGAGGACGCTGCGTTGGCTGCGCTCGCCGCGACGTTGCCGACCGTCGCTTCCGGGTTCGACGATTTGCAAAACGCTGACCCTGCGGCGCTCGACGAGTTCTTCGGCACTGTCAACGCTGCGTCTGACCCGGCTGTCCTCTCCTCGAATCTGCAAGCACAAGCGGACGCGCTCAACGCGTTCAGCGCGAACTTGTCGATCGTCGCCGACCAAGGACCGGCCGACCTCGCCGCGAACTTGCAGGCGCTCGGCCCGGAAGCGGCGACACTGACCGCCGAGATCGCTGCGGCGTTGGAATCGGGGGACCTGACCGAAGCGGCACGACTGTCCGGCGCGATCTCCAACTTGGAGGACGCAAAAAACCGGTTCACCGGGTTGGGTTCCGAGGCCGGTCAAGGGTTCTCCGATTCGGCTCAGGCGACCATCGACACGGGCGGCCAGGCGATCGCTGCTGCGTCGGACGCCGTGGGCAGCAACGCCGCTGCGGGTCTCGCCGCCGGGTTCGGTGTGGCAGCCACACTGTTGGGCGCGGCGATGGGGTTGGCTACTGCGCAGGTTGCTGTGTCCGGTGTGACTGTCGCGGCGACGGCGGGCACAGTGGGCCGCAACGCTGGCAACGCACTCTCCCAAGGGTTTCTCCAAACAGCTCCGGGGCTCGTCTCTGTTGCCATGTCGGTTGTGTCGATCCGTATCAGCTCGGCGTCGTTTGGGGTTGCGTCGTCGGCGCGCAGCGCTGGCCGTGGGATCGGCTCGGCGCTCGGAGCGGGAATCAAGGCGGGGATCGACGAGTCGGTCGGGAACATCGCCCAGGCAGCCCGAGACGCTGTGAACGCTGCGGAAGCAGCAGCGAAAGCCGCACAGGACATCCGGTCCCCGTCTCGTGTGTGGATGGAGATGGGCGAGAACATGGGCGCCGGTCTGGCTATCGGGTTGAGCCGGTCGTCCGCTCAGGTGATCGCCGCTGCGGAAGCTGTGACGTTCTCGGCGGCGAACGTCGCGAGCGTGTCGACGATGGGCGGCGGCACCAACCTGGGTGGTGTTGTCGTGAACCAGACGATCAACGGCGACCCCGGCGATTGGCGGGCCACGAAACGCGCTGCTCGAGACGGCATCGTCGACGGGATCGCCAAGTCCAGGTCCGCTATCAACTTCGACGTGGGACGCTGACTGACAATGGCTGCACAGTGGAACCCGAACCAGTCCGGCACGATCGGCCTCGAATGGTTCCCGACGCAGGTGGGCGGCACAGCACTGACGCCTGGCCGTGGGGTGGGGATAACGGTCCCGTCGACGGCCACCGAAACGATCGAAAACGTGTACGTCGGGTTCGACAGCATCGCGACGGCGGGCCTGTTCTGTTTGGACGTGTTCACCGCCGGCAACGAAATCCCGGCGGCTGTGACAACGGAAACGTTCGTCCCGAACTCCGATCTGGTCAACACGGCGTCTCTGTGGCAGAACCCGGTTCCGAACGCCGTCAACCTGTTTGCGTACATCGACAACGGGTCGGTGTCGGCGTCGTCGTACATCACCTATGCGGGGTCGTATACGGCGTCGGGGACGTACGCGGCAGGGTTCGGGACGGTGGCGTGGCCTGCGAACCGTCGGGTGTTGTCGATCACGTTCAGTTTTGTGGGGTCGGTGGCCTCGTCGACTCCGGGCCGTTTGCAGGTCATTTACCGTGCCGGTGGTGTGTCGTATCCGATGGGGACGGTGACGCTCACCGATTCCGACAACCTGTTCCAGTTTGTGCTGGGGGAGCTGAATCCGGCTACGTCGAGGCCGTGGACTGAGGCGGAGGTGGAGGCGTTTGACACGTCGGCGGGGTTCGGGTGGCAGGCCCTGTCGGGGAAGACAACTCAGATGCGTATTTTTGATGCGTCGATGGCGGTGGCGTGGGTGCCCGAGAACCGGTTGGCGGTCGGCGTCGAAAACTTGGGGACGTTCGCTGCGGCCGACGGTCCGGTTTGGGAGACGTTCGATTTGACGGCCCCGAACACGGGTGTCGCGAACTGGGCGAAGGCGGCGAGCGTCGACTATCTGTTCGTGGTGCGGCCGTTGGCGCCGGGGTCGGTGTCGGGTGGGGCGGCCGGGCAGGGCAGTGTGCGGACGTTTGATTCGGGGTTGGCGTTGCCGACGGGGTCGGTGGGGTATCGGCCGTTGTTGGCGCCGACGGGTGCGGTGGTGTCGCCTGGTGCGGTTGAGACGTTTGGGATGTCGTTGGCGTTGGACGTGAACGCGTCGGCAACAGACTCGGCCGACGGCCAGCCGTACATTCAGGCAATCGGAGTAGCCGGGGGGCCACAGCTCGTCAACGGTGCCGCCGCCGGAACGTACACGTTGATGCGTGCCGCGCTGGTCGCCGAAGACGGCCAGACGGCCGACGACGACATCAGTTGGAGCATCGTCGGCCCCGGTCCCGGCACCATCGATTCGGGTGTCGTCACCTTCGCCGAGGTGCTGGCAGGCGTCCCGCTGGCGCGCACCGTTGACCCCGTCTTTCTCGCAGCGTTCGCCGGCCAGGGATATCTGGTCGACATAACGATCAACGCCACGTTGGCGGCTGCCACCACATACCAGGTTGTGTGGGGGGCGTCGGACTCTGTGGCCGCCTTCACCCTTACCACCAGGGACGCCTTCACCGCCGACCGTGGCAACCCTGCCACCTACGGCGGCACGACCCTGAACTACGACGCGGAAGCCCCCGACGACCAGCCGGTCACCCTTTCCACGGTCCCCGACCAGCCCACCTCGTTCTCGTTCTCGTACGACTGGTACGACACCGACAACCAAGGCTGCAACCCCGAACAGATCCCCTACTGGACGCTCGAATGGGAACCCACCACCCTCGGCGCAACGTTCAGCTACTACCAGATCGACCGGCAAATCGACGGCGGCGCATGGGAAACGATCGGCCACATCACCACCGAAGCCGCCGTCCAATACCAGGACAAAGAGGCGCCGTTCTGCCGGCCCGTCACCTACCGCATCCGAGTGGTCCGAGCAGGCGACCTCATCCCGTCCGTCTGGACGACCACCATCGACCAGACGCTCCCCACCCCCGACTGCGTCTACTACCTCTCGTCGAACCTTCTCGACGTGCAACTGGCGTACAACGCCGGGGACCGCACCGTCTGGCAGTTCCCGTCGTCGGACGAAGTCCAGATTGCTCCGAGAGCGGGCGGCGACTACCAGCAGGCGCTTGTCCACTCCGAGTGGCGCGGCGACGTGTTCGACTTGGATCTGACAGTGTGGGCGCCCGCCAACCGTGCGGCCACACCAGGTCCCGGCGAGGACCGGTGGACGTTCGACCCGCTCATCGCTCTGACCCGAGCGGCTGTCCCGTACATCTGTGTGCGCGACCGCACCGGCCGCCGCTGGTACGCGAACGTCAACGTCGAGGAGGGAACGGCGAACAACGAAGGGGTTGTCCCTGTTGATGTGGCGTCCGCGGTGGTCGCCGAGATCACTGCTACGCCTGCGGTGGTCGACGTGTCCGTCGACTCTGACGTGCTCCTCCTCGATCTGTTCAACCGGGCGAACACGGCCAACATTGACGGGTCGCTCCCGAACGTCGGTCCCGCGTGGGACACCCTCAACTTTACGGGCGGCACCATCGGCATTTTGGCCGGTCGGGCGTACACGTCGGTCGCCGACGCCGCCGCGAACTTGGCGTTCGCAACCGGGTTGGCGTTGGCCGACGGATGGTTGGAGACGACGTACACGTACGACCCGCTGTCTGTCGGCGCGGAGACGGTTGGGCCGCTGGTCTGGCGGCTGAACACGGCGACGTTCGACGGCTACCAGGTGCTCGTCGGCAACGACGCAGGCGTCAACAGGCTCAAGGTGGTCCGCCTCGACGGTGGCGTCCCGGCCGTCTACTACGACGAGCCGGTCCCGTTCGTGGCCGGGCAAACCGTCCGGTTCCGCGTCGACTATTTGGGGTCATACGCACGGGTCACTCTTGACGGGGTGACTCTTGTCGAGATCATCGACGACGCGTTCAACACGAACACGACTGTCGGGTTCGCGTTGAACGCCGCCGCCAACTTCTTGGGCAGCATCGAAGCGGGCGGCTGGCCGGACGGCACAACGATCCTCGACGTGGAAACGGCGGCGGCTGTCTGGTTCGACGCCCGCAACGTCGACAACGGATGGGTGGCCGCCGACGGCTGGCCGAACTTGGGCACTCTCGGCGCCGCCCAGAACGCTGCCACCGCGGTAGGCGGCGGCAACAACCTCACTCCGACGTTCGTGAAGGCTGGCGACACGGCCAACGGTGCCACCGGCCCAGGGTTCAACGCCACCGACCTAGCCCCGATCGGGTCCGCGGCCCGCAGCTTCACGGTCCCATACCATCTAGTGCAGACGATCCCCGAGTTTTCGGGTGGCCGTACCGTCACCTTCTACGGCACCCCCACCGTCGTCGACCCCGTCGGCAACAAGTGGGGGTGGACATACGACCTCAACGATCTTCCCACCTCAGAAAACGGGTGGGTTGTTGAGAATGTGCCGGTGGACGGGCCGCCGACCGGGCCGGTCATCACCGCCGCCGCGTCGCCGGGCCCAACGTTCGTCGGGGCGTCGTACAACAACATGATCTACGGGCCGCAAGTGTGGACGTTCGTCGCCGACCGGGCCGGGCAAACGTGGCAGACGTGGCGGAACGGGTCGCTTCTCCACACCACCGACATGTCAGCGTTGGGCGATTCTGACTCGGCGGCCGCGATGCTGCTCGGCCGGAACTATCTGTTCAAAGCGGTCCAGATTCATGAGACGGCGCTGACCGGCGCCGAAGTGGTGGCGTTGCACGAGTCGCTGCTTTCGGGTCCCGAGTTCCCGGTACCGGAACCGTCGTACACGCCCACCCTGTTCGATGGGTGACCCGCAGACGTTCGCTGCTGTCCGCTGGGATGTCCTCGACGGCGACAACCAGACGGTTGGCACTGTTGTCCCCGCCGACTCGGGGACGTTCTCGTCGAAAGAGGGTGTCCGCCAGGTGCGGGGGATGCGACTGTTTCCCGGTTCGGGGTTCGACCCGTACGCCTCCCGTCTCCGTCCGACGTGGGTGGAGGGCGGCGTCGACACACCGTTGGGGATCTTCGTCGCTGTCGCCGGGAACGACGAATGGGTCCGCTATCAGAACCCGTCGGGGCCGACAGTCGGCTACGTCGAAACGTGGGATCTCCAAGATTTGACTGCACGGCTCGACGTGCCGCTCCTCGCGTCTGTCGGGCTGGCGCAAGGTGCGACGGTTTCCGATCTGATCGTCGAGCTGCTCGAGGCGGCAGGCATCGTCGATCATGAGGTGACGTTCTTTCCGGTCGGGGTTGTCGAACCGGCGACGTGGGAACAGGGCCGAGACACGACGTTGGGAGCGGTCGCCGATCTGGTTGACACGGTCGGCGGACGGTTCTTTTTCGACGCTGACGGTGTCGCAATCGCGGAGGCGACCCCGGCACCCGGCGACCTGTCCGTCGACCGTGTGTACGACACGGACGGCACGATCTTGGAGGCGCCCGTGTACGGCCGCGACCCGTTCGCGGCGAACCGGTGGGAACGGGTCGGCGGCACCGACGTGGCCCCGATCGTCGGCACCTACGACCTGCCCGCCGACGCGGCGAACTCGTACGCGAACCGTGGGTTCGTGGTGTTGGATCGCCGCGACACCGTTGCGACCGACTCGGCGACCGCTACCGCTGCCGCTCAGGCTGCCGCCGTCGACGCTGTCGGGTCGGCTGACACCGTCGACTTTTCGACGGTTGTCGAACCGGCGACGGGGGCGTGGGAATGCGTGTCGGTGGACGGGGTGCTGTACGTCGAGTCGTCGTGGGCATACGATTTGCGGGGCGACAGTCAGCAAACCCACACAGCGGGCCGGGTGTTCGTGCCGTGAACCGTGACAGCGTGTCGACGTTGACAGCCGCCATTTTGCGTCGGGTGCAGTCGTCGGGGATGATCCCCACCATCCGGACCGGTGAAACGGTGCTGTCGGGCACCACGCCCACTGTGCAACTGGCGGGCGACCCGTCGACCCGTCAGGCGCAAGCGTTGGGCGACCCTGCCGCGGTCGGCGAAACAGTGTGGGTGATGGTGTGGCGGAGCACAGCGCTCGTGTTGGGCCGGGCGGGCGGCACACGCCTCTACGGATACGCGACGGCGACCGCCAACCAAACCGGTATCACCACACAGACAGCGCTCACCGATCTGACCGTCGACGTGGTCGTCACGCAACCCAACCGGGTGTTGCACATCGTCGGCCAGGTACAGGCGCTGGCAACAACGTCGGCCGACATTGTGATCGGGTCGGTGCAACAGGACGGCGTCGACGTGGGCCGGTACGGCCGGTTCCGCGCCGCCGCCGACAGCGACTCGCAGCTCCTGTCGGGGTATGCGCGGGTGGAAGGATTGGACCCTGGCGGGTACACGTTCCGGCTGACGTTGCAGCGGACGGGTGGCGGGACGGTCACAGCGTCGAACGCGACGACGCCGGGACTGATCGACGTGGTCGACGCAGGTCCGGTCGTGGTGTGATCTTCTCGGTTACCGTGGCCCGCATGGCTGACATGCCGTCGTCTCGGCTGGTGCTCCGAGGGTGGCCGCTCACCCTCGCCGCGTTCTACGCCATGTTCGCGTGGGGCGGCCCGCCACTGTTCCTGTTCGGCGTCGACACGGCGTGGGCGGCGCAGGCCCTGTTCGCCGTCGGGGCGTTGGCCGCGGCGGCCACCGCTGCTGTGCCGACACGGCAGGTTCGCACCGCCGCTCTCGGGCTGGTTCTCGCGCCGGTCCTGTTCCGTGCCGTGACCCTCGCTCTCGGTGAGGCGCCGTCCGCCACCGGGGTGGGCGGCCCCGTCGCCACAGGCGCCTACGTGACAATCTTCGCTGCGATCGCGTGCATCCATCTGCTGACCGTCCCGCTGGTGGAAGACCGGGACAGGTGACCCCCGACGAGGTGCAGCAGGCCGTCCAAGGTGTCCTCGCCATCGGCACCACGATGGGCGGCGTCTGGTTCGTCCTGCGCATGGTCATCGGCTTTCAGCGCGACTTCTCGGACCGGTACACGTCGCGGATCGCCGACCAGGATGTTCGCATCGCCGCCCTCGAGGCGAAGGTGGAGCGGGCCGAGGCGAAGGCCGATGCGGCTGAGCGGGCTGTCCGCGAGTGCGAAGCCCGAGAGCATCTGCTGGTCGGCCGTCTCGCCGAGGCGGGCGTCTGGCGGCCCGGCCCCGACGTGCCCGACGCCGACTAGGTGAGTCGGCGGAACACTGTCGACCGCGACAGCCCCGTCACCGAGGCCGCCAGCTCGGCGCCGCCACCGGCGTCGACCCACTCTCGGAGCAGGTCGGCTTGCACTGCTCGGGCGGCCCGCTCCGCTTCGACCGCCGCTTCCCATGTTGCGAGCCACTCGTCCTGGTCGGCGACGCGAGAACGCCCCGCCGAGATGGCGGGACGCTCCTGGCCTGCCGTGTCGGTCACGGCCGCCCGTCGCCCTCGACGTAGACGCAAGTGGCGCCGAGCCAGCCGAACTGGCCTGCGTAGATCACATCGCCATCGTCGTCGATGAGGATGATTCCGCCCTGGGCGTCGGCGGCGTCCGACGCTGCGATCTGCTCGGCGGTGGCTTCCCCGATGACCTCGCCGGTGTCGACGTGCAGCAGGTTGCGGGTGGTGTTGGTGTCGTGCTCGGTGTTCGTCATGTAGATAGAGTCGCACATCTGACACTCGTGTGTCAAGGGTGAGACTCGGGAATCTGGCTAGCTGCGTCGGCAACCGATCTCACATTGACCCCTACCCAACCCCGTACGTACGTGCTACGGTCGGCGTGTGGTTCGCATGGGGCGAACCGAACGAAGGGACCCAAGCATGGACGAGAACACACGCGACGAAGCCACCAACGCCCTCGCCGCAGCGATGGACAGCCGGTCCGACATCGACACCGGCATCGCCGAGTACGCCGACGCTGTCGTCGCCGCGCTGCTGGCAGGCAAGATCCCCGGCTTCCTGGCCTCGGGTCCTGTCGTCGCCGTGTGCGACGAGCTGGACGCACACGGACGGATGGTCGCCGACGGCGACGACATGTGGCACAAGGGTTACACGGCGGCGGCGTGGTCGTGGGCCAACCGGCTCCGCGCGGCGATCGAGACGGCGGCGTGAACCTGCCTCTCGCACCCGTCGAAGAACTGTTGGCGGCTCGGTGTGGTCGCCGGGCCACCACCGACGAAGTGGCCGAGGCGTGCTCGTGTTCGGCCCGGTCGATCATCCGCCGGCGAACGGCCGGGGTGACTGTGTGGGAAGCGGACCGGATCGCTGTGTCGTGGGGGATGCACCCGGTCAACGTGTGGGGCCAGGCGTGGGTCGACGCGCTGGTCGCAGCATGAACGCCACCGTCACCGAAGTGGTGTTGCCCGACGGGCGGACGGTCGTGGCCGGACAGTGGTTCCGTATCGTCGGTGAGCGTGGCGTCTACCGGGCGCACGAGCCGTCGGGGTGCGGTCTGTGGGCGTACGGCGGCGACCGGCATCCGCTTGGGCGGCGCCAGTGGCGGTGCGTGGCACTCAACCGGGTAGGCACGTTCGTTCGGGCAGAGAAGGGGTGCCGCTCGTGAGCTGGGACGCCCGTCTCACCGACGACCGTGGGCACGTGGACGGCGACTGGAACTACACCCACAACTGCAACCCGATGTGCGACGCCGTGCTCGGCAAGCAGGTGGCGGCCACCGCCACCCCGTTTTGGGGCGGGCATTCCTGGTGGGCGCTCCTCGACGGCCTCGACGGCAAGTCTGGTCAGGCGCTGCTCGCCTCGATGGTGGAGTCGCTCGAAGCAGACCCTGAACGCTTTGAAGCCATGAACCCCAAGAACGGCTGGGGCTCCTACGTTGAGCTGGTGGGCGTGCTGCGAGAGATGCGCGACGCCGTCCCCGACTGGCCTACCACGTGGACATGCAGCGGATGAGCGAGCAGGCGTTCTTTCCGCCCGCCGATCTCGGCGAATCGTACGACGAGATGGGCGCCGACGAACTCGCCGACCTTCTCCGACTTGTCCGCTCAACCCGTCAGGCGTGGGGACAGCTCGAAGCGGTCCTCGAATCCGAGCTGGGCCGGAAAGTGCCAGCCGGGCAACACGTCACCGACGCCGGTAAGCCGTACCAGGTGCGGAAGGGTGCCACCTCATACGAGTGGGACTCGGCCGATCTGTGGCGGGCGATCGTGGCACGCGCCGCCGACGAACGCATCGTCGACGCTGAGACCGGCGAATACGAACGGGAAGGCGAGGCGGTCGCCCGTGTCCTCCGCTCGTGTTTGGGGGCCACACCGAACTGGACGACGACAGGTATCAGAGCGTTGGGGTTGGACCCGTCGGACTATCGGACGGCGAGGGGCGGCCGTACGTCGGTGCAGCTCTGACTGTCACACTCTTACCGTACGATGTACGCACACATTGAAAGGGACAACATGATGGACGATATGGACGCCGACACGTTCGGCCAGCTGGTCGAGGACCGGGGCCGCGACGTGCAGGACCGGTTCGCCGACCTTGCCGACGACGGCTACGACTACGCCGACGATGTGGCTTACGAGGGCACCGAGCATCCCGAGGTGGACCAGTGAGCGACACCCCCACCGCTGCTGCGTTGGCTGCGCTGCGTGCCCCGTTCGAGGCGCATCAGATCGGGTCGTTGCCCCGTGGCGGAACCCAACTCGACTTCGTGGGGCATGCGGCGGTCACGGACCGGCTGCTCCAAGTCGACCCGGAGTGGACGTGGGAGCCGTACGCGACGACCGAGCACGGCGCCCCGCTCGTGTTGCACGACGGCAAGCGGCGCACCCTGTGGATCAGGTTGACGGTGTGCGGGGTGACTCGGCCCGGTGTCGGCATCGTCGTCGGCGACAAGGACGAGGTCGAGAAGGAGCTGATCTCCGACGGTATCCGCAACGCTGCGATGCGGTTCGGGGTCGCCCTGGACCTGTGGCACAAGGGCGGCAGTCTGAACGGCGACGGCCCCGAGGTGGGTCCGTCCGGCCAGGAGACGAGCGCAGAGCCGGACTGGGCGGCTCTCGGATGGAAGGACCGTGGCGACCACGACGCTACGAAGGCGGCGGTGAAGGGCGACGCCGGCAATTTGTCGGCCGAGTCGAAGGACGTGTTGCGGGGGTGGGCGTCGGAGACGGGGACGGTGCGTGCGGTGATGTCCGCTGACGATGTGGCCGAGTGGGATCGGCAGGTGTCGGCGCTCGCTGCAGGAGATCGACCCAACCCAACCACCGAGGAGACAGCATGAGCCAAGCCGAAGCCGAAGCCACTGTCCGCAAGATGGAGGGGTACGGCGCCACCATCTACGCCCCCGTCATCGCCCCCGTCATCGCGTGGTGGCGGGAGCACATGCAGCCTGCCGTGCCGCCAGTCCCCTACGGGTGCGAACTGGTGGAGGTAGACGGTGTGCCCGTGTTCCGGAAGCCCGACGACGACGACTACGGGTGGCTCGGGCGCGACGGGGGCCTCTGGCTGGTCGGGCATGTACCGCTCCTCACCACGACCTATGCATTCGGTGGGCGGCGGTACATCGTCCGCCAGTCCGTTCCGTCGGACGTGGACCGGCTCGCTCAAGCGCTCGCCGCCGTGGTCGGGCAGTCGTGGGAGCGCCTATCCAATTCCAACCAGACGTACTACAGAGTGAAGGCCCAGCGGCACTACGACCACGGTGTGCGCTGCCCCGAGATCGCCGAAGATTGACCCTACCCAACCCCGTACGTACGTGCTACGGTCGAGGCATGATGGACAACGACTACGAAACGCAAGCCCGGACCCGCAAAGTCGACCGGCTCGCTGCGTGGATCGTCGCCACCATGACCGCCCAACGGGACCTGTCGCCCGTCGACGCGTACGACGCAGCCGTCCGATTCTGCGACAACGCCAACGCCGCAGCGTGGGAGATGGCAGCGAAAGAAGCGGGCGTCCACGTCCCCTCCGAGCAGACAGTCGGTGTGTTGCGAGCCCGGCTGGCGGTCATGCGAGACGAGTTGGCGAAGCCCGACGACCTGTTCGCCGGTTTGCCGTGAACTTCTGTCCACGTTGCGGGATCAAAGTGGTGGCCGTGTACGAGGTGCGGCGCATGGTGCCCACACGCGTCGAGTTTGGGTGTAACCGGTCGGGGCCGTGGGAGCATGTAGTTGATCGGCCGTGGCCGCGAGGCGAGGCGGTTGTGCAGCCATGCGGGTGTGCGTTGCCGTTGGTTGTGGTGCGACAGCTCGCCTAAAACGTCCGTGGCTGTGTGGCGTGGTACGGTAACGGCTGTGACCGCCGACCTCACCGCCGACCTGCTGGTAGGCGTCGCCGATGTCGCTGAGATCATCGGCCGACCGAAACGGACGCTCGGCGAGTGGCGTGGCCGCGGCCGACAACGCATCCTTCCCGACTCGGAGATCATCGCCGACAAGCGCGGCACCCTCATCTGGCGTGCGTCGCATGTCCTCGGAGTTCTCGCCTACTTCGGCCAGTACGACGGTCCGATCCCCGCCCAGATGCGGCTACCGGATTTGGTGTCGCTCGGCTACATCGAGGAGTTGACGGGGGCGGAACGGCGAACGGTCCACGATTGGACTCGGACTGTCGTCAAGAACGGCAAGTTGATCCGAGAGCAGACGTTGCCTGATCCGTTTGTTCGCGTGTCGGGTTGTCCGTTGTGGGAACGGTCGACGATTTGCACGTGGGCCGCCCAACGCTACGTGGGCCGCCCGGTTGCGACGCCTCAACGCCTAGCCCGACCGTGACCAACCCCAGGAGCACCCCATGAAGATCGTCTTCTCCCGCATCGCCGGCGCCTTGTCGGACCTGCGCGATTTCGCCAGCCGTGAGCCGGCGCTGGTCCGCTACCTGCTGGGTCTGGTGGTGACGGTGGCTGCCCGCTACGGGCTGGCATTGGACGCCGAGGTGGTGT